GCAACATTAACACTCTCATTAAATAAAATATAATGAAGAAGAAAAGCTATGATAGTGGTTGACTTACCGGTCTGTCTTGGCATTTTACAAATAACAAAACGATTATCTGTAAATTTTTTGACCATGTCTCTTTGATAATCATATAATTCAAATGGAACTAAACCATGATCTACATGAACAATTTGAACATGACTCTTGATGAAATATTCAGTATCTTCTTTACATTTCATATATTCAGCTAAAGATTCTTCTGTCCAATCTATAGCTTGACCAACATTTTTTAAATTTGGATTTCCTAAATAATTTTCACTCGCCACGTTTTGCCTTTAAGAGTTTTTGTAATTCGGCTGTAGAACCAACAAATACTGCATTATTAACATTTGTAGTTGAATTACCTTTTTCTATACTTAATTCTTTTTTGGTTTTATGTAAAGTCATTAACTCTTTATTGGCATCCAAGCCAGATTTAATTAATTGACCCACTACTTCAAAAGCACGTGGATGTTCAGATTGTTTAGCAATCTCTAACATCTCTTCTATTGCATCTTGATTTCGTTCAATTAAATTGTAGTAATTTTCACGGGCATAATTATAATCAATGTCATCATCTTTACCATCTGTTTTTGGTTTGATTCTAACAGATGCCTCTGGTTTAAGTTCAGAAGTAGGTACTAAACTTGTAATTTCTAGAATTTCGTCTATGCGACCATCTAATGTATCTTCTGCCATTGTACCTCATTTTATAAATTAACATCTAGACCTGTTGATATCTCATTATCTATAGTTGGATCTAAATGTTCTATTGTTTGTGAATAACCAAAATCGTCACTAGCAACAACATCATTAGCTCCTGGACTTGTTGTTATTCTTGATTTAATTCCTGCTAATGCTGCATCTGTACTAGATTCACTTAAAATTCTCATTGTACCTGTTGCATCAGCCGAACCTGCATCTGCATCTAATAATAAATAATTTGTTGAAAAATCTGTGCTATCTTCTAATGTAATAAATTCCGGAACAGCAGGTTCATCTGTAGTAGTTCTAAGATGTACTAACACTTTCTTTGTAACTGATCCAGATTTGACATCAGGATAAATATATCCCTTCATTATAAAATTTAAAGTCCATATAATTTCACGTTTTACTGTACCCGTAAGACTATATTCTCCTTCGTATGAATCTTCTATAGTAACATCCGTTAATGATATTGAAATATCTGGAACAATATTCATTGCTGGAACCAAATTCACACTAACTGTAAATTCTGGAGTGAAGAAAGGAACGATTTGTTCAAATATTTGAGCTCCATCTTCCGAACTATCAACCATTGCAGATAAAGTAAAATCAAAATTATATGGGACAGGATTATACTGTTTTAATAATGTTCCCGAACTTGCTGCTGTATTTGCTGCATAAGTTGTTCCCAAAGTATTTAATTTTCTTACGGGATCATAAGTAATTCCATTTAAATCAAACCCCATTCGTGGTAAACTTGTTCCAATACTTTCATCTGCTTTACTACCTCTTCTTACACGTAAAAGCATTTTATCTTTAGCTTCATATGCAATAGGAACTTTAATATGATCAACAATTACACCAGCTGAATTTTTTCTCTGGATATTAATATCATTAAAAAGTGTTCCAAAAACTGCTACATATTTTCTAATAGTTTGATGATAATAAGTTGTTCCTAACATTATAGACTCCCGAATGGATTACCTTCGGTGAAATCAATAATAGAATCTGCTTCTTGTTCTATTGCTAAATTATCACCAGCTGATGCTGAAGTGGAATCTTGTGGATTAAATGATGTAATCTCATAATCTGCACCGGAGCTATCACCAACTATATTTTTTGTTCCTGAAAAATTGCCAGTCATATTAATAAGATTTAATACTTTATCAGTTGCATTCCAAGAGGCAACTTCTCCAGTCACAGTTGCAGTACCTAAAGAATCTCCTTGATATACAGTCTCGCCTATTGTATAAGTACCACTTCCTGTACCCATTGTAAAATCTAATGAATATGCTTGTAATCTTTCAATTTTATCTATTTCATCTATACCTGTATCCAATCTCTGATTTGAATAAGTAAACATTTCACATAATAAATCAAAAACTTGTAATCCACCTGTTTGATAAAATATTGATTCATCTTCTACGAATAATACTTGAAATAATGCATTAGTCACAGGAAAATATATTAAATCACCCTCTCTAGGAGAAGTATCTCTATTTTCACCAACTAATCCCAACTCCGACCATCTGCGTCTTGCTACTGTAAAGGTAATTTGATCTTTAATCTGTAGGCCAAATTTTGCAACAAATTCACCTTCACCTTCAAAACCATCAATAGTCTTAATATACATCTCAATAGTATGAGCACTTCTATATTCAGAAATTGCATCTTCACCTAATAATTTATCCTCATTAACAAGAGTTCTGGGACAATAATAAACATCTACACCGTAAGTTTTAATAGATTCTATTAATAAGTTCTCTGTTAATCGTTGATCTGCTGTATTTTTTCCGTGATGATTAAAATAAGGATTTGTCGCCATGTAATATCATCCTATTAAATGATCAACAGGTAATTCATATCTTAATTGCATTTGTTCTTCTATAGTTTGAATTTCAGCTACTGCATCATCATATAATTGTCGACCATTAAGAGTTAATCCACCCGGGAGTTGCATACCTTCGTATTTAATTAAATTTTGTCCCCATTGCTTTTTAAGCAATAAAGTGGCATATTGTTTAAGAAACATATCACCCCAAATGTCTGCGTATGACGCAGGATCAAGAATTCTATCACTTTCTACAATTACCCAATCATCAATATCCACATCTTCACCCCATGTTATATCTAACCATAATTTATCTGCATGTCTATTATATCTGAAAATTGGAGAACCGGCAAACATATCATTAATTAAATTTAAATGTTGTCTTTTCATTTCATGTGACAATAAATCACCATGTAAACCCTGTACTTCATTTAATGCCCATTGATATTTAACAGAAAACATAGAAGAATTTGTTATGTCATCTGAAAATGGCATTATTCTTCTAACACCAATAACAGCTTCTGGAATTGCAATATAATTATTATCAAAATCTCCAATAGTAACTTCTGTTGTATCATGTGTTGTTGCAGTTGCACCAGAAGTACCACCAGTTAAAGTTTCACTTGTAGAGAAAGTAGTTGTAGTATTACTATAATACGTATCACCATCTCCTCCATATTTTACTTCAGGTTCTTTAAATCTAAGTGTAGTATTAGCACTATGATATTCATGTACTTTTGCTCGTACACCACTTGTTCCTCCAGTAACGTATTCTCCAGCAGAGAAAGTACCTGTAGGAGCACCCGCTAATGTAACAGTTGATCCTGATATTTGATGTTTAAGATAAACATTTTCGGTTGCATCGAAATGATATTCTTGAAAAAATTGTAATGCATCATCTACGCAATCTTCTACCTGATCATCATCTAAATTCAATTCTACAACAGGCCAGCCAAGTTTTCTCTTACAATAATCTTTGAATGTTGCTCTAGTAGTTGGTTGTGCCATTATTTTGTCGCCTCCGGTGAAACTGTTATAATACCTTCTACAACTCGTTCTATATCACCACCTGATTGTGTATATTCTACATCATAGACATAATTACCATCAGGGATTGAAGTTGTTTGTGTGGAAGTCAAAGAAATGGTTACATTTGAACCATCAACTGCTGTAGTAAAAGTAAAAACATTATTTGAAGAATGATAAGACTGTCGCATTTTTCCTGCGGCAGATCCAGAAGAAATTGCAACATTTGCACCTGCGGAGTCTTTTGCAGTAATAACTTTTGAAAATGTACACCCTTGATCTAGTACAAAATTTTTAGTTTGTTTTTGGAGGGTTAACGCCACTATTTCTCCTTATATAAAATATTTAAAGTTCTATAGTATTTATATGATAAGGAAATTTATAGCTTAGTTTAATTTTGCTTTTAATTCATCAATTTGTACTTGTTGTTCCTTAATAGCCTCTAAAAGAACAGCAGTTAATTTAGAATATTGAATTCCTCTCGCCTTTCCTTCGTTATCATGAGATACTAAATTAGGGAGAATTTTGTCCACATCTTCTGCAATAAGTCCATAATTGGTCTCTTTTCCATAATCCATATCTTTCCAATCAAATTTAACTCCTTGCATTTGTAGAACGGCAGGTAGAATATTTTCTATATTTTCGATATTGGTTTTAGATTCTCTCATTGAAGTTTCTGTAATGGTTCCAGCAACTTCAAGTTTGGTTGTTGGGTTATTTGTTCCTATACCAATATCACCGCCTGACTCAATACGCATTCGTTCTGTGCCAGCCGTAGTAAAAATTAATTCATCATTGTCTGTTCCGGGAGAAGTTTCTGCTCGTACATGTGTATCCTCATCAACATCTTCTAATTGTCCCATTTGAGTCCATGCTGCACCAGTATATCCCTCAAAGAAACTATGTTCAGTATTAAATCTAATTCCTCCTTGTACTCCTGTACCTCTATTAGATGCTGTACCACAAGGAACTACAAGAGAAGTGGTTCCATCAAATTGACCACAAGGAGCATCGGCATCTTGTCGTGCATAAATTGGTATTGCTGCATCAGCCGCATCGTTATCATTAATTACACTAAGTAAATTTCTTGCAGAAGTATCATTTGAATTTGAATCAATATAAAGACATGAACCTGTAGTAAGACCATCACCAGAAATATTAATTATTTTACCTGTAGTTAAAGAATCTAATGCAACATTAAGTCCGGTTCCTGTAATTGTAGCTGCACTAACTAAATCCATCATTACACCACTAGTAATAGCACCACAAGAAAGTTTAAATGCTGTACCACTAGTTATAGAATCTGCTGAAATATCTACTGCATTTGCAGTTTGAGTAGAAGCATTAATATCTACTGCAATTTGATCTGTATCTGTTGCATCCACTAAAAGTGCGGGTAAACCCGAATCAGATTTTTGAGATGCATGTAAATGTCCTGTATAGGTATTAGCCCAGAACATTGTTGTATTACCCAAATCATAAGTAAGATTTGCATTTGGAATAATATCAGAATTTATATCAGCTTCGAATACAACTTGATCAGTTGTTGCATCACCAAATATTAGATTACCTGCTACTGTAGTATCTCCCACACAGGTTATATCACCCCAAACTTTTAAGTCCTCACCTATTTGTACAGATTTTCCAACACCAATTCCACCTTGAGTAATTATTGATCCTGTAGTAGTTGAAGTAGAATTTGTGGTATCTAAAACTTTAATAAAATTATTCATACCAGTAGGCTGAGTCATGATAATTAATTCATTATCTTTGACTCGCCATTGGTCAAAAGTATCTGTTAAGGCTACATTTGCTGTCATTGTTTTTATCCTTTAATTAATAACTGTGTC